AAGATTTTATTGAATCTCTCAAACCAAAATCCAAAGGAAAACTTTTAGAAGTAAGAGATTATCAAGTAGATGCAGTTCATAATGCGATTTCAAACAATCGTGCATTGTTATTATCGCCTACTGCGTCTGGTAAATCACTTATTATCTATGCGTTAGTTCGTTATTATCAAATGATGGATTTAAAATCATTGATAATCGTTCCTACAACAAGTCTCGTTGAACAAATGTATTCTGATTTTCTTGATTACGGTTGGAAAGAAAACTATTTACAAAAATTATATCAAGGACACGATAAAAAAGTTATAAATGATGTTATGATATCAACTTGGCAATCTTTATATAAAATGCCGAAAAAATATTTTGATGAATTTGGTTGTGTCATAGGAGATGAAGCACATTTATATAAAGCAAAATCTCTTACAAGCATTCTTACTAAATTAACTAATGCAAAATATCGTTTTGGTTTGACTGGAACTCTTGATGATTCACAAACTCATAGATTAGTTCTTGAAGGGTTGTTTGGAAGTTTAAGTAGGGTTGTTAAAACTAAAGAGTTAATGGATTCAAAAACACTTGCAGAATTAAATATTAAATGTTTGTTGTTAGAATATTCAGAAGATGATTGTAAATATATAAAAGATTTTAAATATGCACAGGAAATAGATTTCTTAGTAACATCTGAAAAAAGAAATGAATTCATTTCAAATTTAACTGTATCCACGAAAGGAAATACTTTATGTTTATTTCAATTGGTAGAAAAACACGGCAACCCTTTACATGATTTAATAAAACAAAAAGTTTCTGCAAACAGAAAAGTATTTTTTGTATTTGGTGGAACGAGTGCAGATACAAGAGAAGATATCCGAAGAATAACAGAAAAAGAAAACAATGCTATTATCGTAGCTTCTTATGGAACATTCTCTACTGGAATTAATATCCGTAATTTACACAATGTTATTTTCGCTAGTCCATCTAAAAGTAGAATCAGAGTATTACAATCAATAGGTAGGGGATTAAGAAGGGGAGATAACAAGAAAAATGTAAAACTTTATGATATTGCTGATGATTTAACACATAAAAGTAGAAAGAATTTTACTTTAAAACACTTTATAGAAAGGATTAATCTTTATAATGAAGAACAGTTCGAATACAACATTAAAAAGATACAAATGAGATAAATATAAGTATATGAGTGATTTAGCTAAAGAACTCCCAACATATTATATAATTAAATTTTTTAATGGTGAAGAAATTGTTTGTGATTTAAATCATATAGATGAAGAACAAGTAAAATTAATTAATCCAATGAAAATTCATGCTTATCCTAAGATGACAGAAACAGGACAAGTCAAAGAACAAATTGCACTTCATAGATGGTTACATCCTTACACTAACGAAACAGAGTTCACTGTTGGTAAAAAAAACATAATGACAATTGCAAAGTGTTCGGATACAATGATGATATATTATGAAAACTTTTTATTTAAAAAGGATGATGATAACTTAACACACAAAGAAGTTGAACTAAAAAATCAAGAGAAGAAACATACAAGAGAATATGTTACAGTTAAAACTGAAGATGATGTACACTAACTTATATTTGAAGAACCCACATGGTAAGTATACACAAAAAATATTTTTTGTCAAGCAATTGACAAGATAAAAAAGATGGTGTATAATATTATATAATGGTAAAAAGAAAATCAAGAAAAACAACTGATGAACATTATGTAGATAACAAACAGTTTCTACAAGCGATGAAAGATTGGAAAGAGGAATGTAGGATTGCGAAAAATTTAAACAAACCTGTTCCAATTGTTTCTAATTACATTGGCGAATGTTTTATGAAGATAGCAAATCATTTATCGTATCGCCCCAACTTTATTAACTATACTTACAGAGATGAAATGATTTCAGATGGAATAGAAAACTGTGTACAATATAGTTATAATTTTAACCCAGAAAAATCAACCAACCCATTTGCATATTTTACACAAATAATTTATTATGCATTTGTGAGAAGGATACAAAAAGAAAAGAAACAATCCCATATTAAAAACAAGATGATGGAACGAGATGTTTTTGAACCCTATATAAAACAGAAAGGGGACACAAACGATTATAATAGTCCAGCATTTGATGAGTTTAAAAATATGATGTTGCCGGAAGAAGATGTTTATAAACCTAAGACCAAGATTAAAAGTAAGAAAAAATCTTTAAAGAAAAAAGGAATAAACTTGGGATTAGAAATATTCATGGGTAACGCTGACTAACAATTTAATATTATGAAGATAGCAATAATCGGCGACCAGCACATGGGTGCAAGAAACGACAACCTTTCGTTTGTAAAATATTTTAAAAAGTTTTATGAGGAAATATTTTTTCCTTATATGGACGAACATAATATCACTACCATAATAAATTTGGGCGATATGTTCGATAGAAGAAAGTATGTCAACTTTAATACTTTACATTTTACAAAAGAAACATGGTTAGAACCTTTAAGAAAAAGAAACATTAGTGTTCATTGTCTTGTAGGAAATCATGATACTTATTTTAAAAATACAAACGAGATAAATTCTTGTAATCTTTTATTTGATGAATATGAAAATATCCACATATATCCAGAACCAGAAGTAATTGAATTTGGTGGAGTGCCAGTATTGTTTATGCCTTGGATGAATGCTGAAAACTATCCAGAGTGTGTTCGTTATCTTCAACAAGCAAAAACTGATATATGTTTTGGACATTTAGAAATAAGTGGGTTTGAACAACATAAGGGACATCTCGCAGAACAAGGTTATGATAAAAGTTTATTTAAAAGATTTGAATTAGTTTTTTCTGGACACTACCACCGTAAATCAGATGATGGACAGATTTATTATCTTGGAGCTCCATATGAAATGACATGGAGTGATTACGAATGTCCAAAGGGATTTCATGTCTTTGATTTAGATACGAGAGAACTAACAAGGATTGAAAATCCACATAAGATTCATAAAAAGATTTATTTTGATGACAAGAAGAATGATTATGATAAACATGATGTATCACAATATAAAGATTCTTATGTAAAAGTGATTGTTGTTAACAAAAAGGATTTTTATAAGTTTGATAAGTTTACGGATAGACTTATAGGTGACTCTGAAGCATATGAAGTAAAAATTATAGAAGATTTTTCTGAAATAAATGCCGAGAATATAAGTGATGAGATTATGGAGAACACAGAAGATACAATGACGTTGGTTGAAAAGTATATTGATGATATAGATACAGATTTAGATAAAAAAAGATTAAAAGAGATAATGAAAAGTTTATATATTGAGGCAAGTGATTTAGATGTCAATAATATTTAACAAAGTCAAGTGGAAAAACATACTTTCCACTGGCAATAACTTTATAGAAGTAGACTTAAACTCTAAATCAAAAACATTGATTGTGGGTGAGAATGGTTCTGGTAAATCTACTATTCTTGACGCAATTTGTTTTGGATTATTCAATAGACCTTTTCGTCAAGTTACCAAAGGACAACTTGTTAATTCTGTAAATGAAAGAGATGGCGAAGTTCAAGTAGATTTTTCTGTTGGACAACAAAAGTTTAAAATTATTCGTGGTATTAAACCAAACAAGTTTGAGATTTATTCTAATGGAACAATGATAAATCAGGATGCAGCTGCTAAAGATTATCAAAAATATCTTGAACAACAAATACTTAAATTGAATTATCGTTCTTTTACCCAAGTTGTTATCTTGGGCGCTTCTACATTTGTTCCTTTTATGAAACTATCATCTACACACCGTAGAGAAGTTGTAGAAGAAATCTTGGATATTAAAATCTTTTCGTTGATGAATCTTTTATTAAAAAACAAGTTAAAAGATATCACTAATGATATTACTTCTATAGACAACGAATATAAATTATACGAACAGAAAATAGAACTTCAACAAAAACATTTAAAGGATTTACAAGACAACAAAGATAAAATTATTGATGATAATAATAAAAAGATTGAGAAAAATGTTAAATCTATTACAACAAGACAAGATAAAGTGGACAAACTAGAAATAAAGAATGTAGATTTTATGAAACAGATTGAAGAACAACCTATTATCGCCAAGAAATTAAAAAAATTAAACAAACTTCATAATACAATAACTGAAAAAGAAACAAGGATTAAGAAAGAAGTAGAATTTTTTGATAACAACGAAGAATGTCCTACATGCGAACAAGTTATTGATTCTGATTTTAAATCTAAAGCAGTAGAATTAAGAACAAAGAAACTTAAAGAGTATATCCTCGGATTAAAAGATATTGAAAAGGATATTGATACGAATGAACAGGAACTTGATATCATAAAAAATATTTTGGAAAAAATTAAAAAGAATGATGTTGAGGTTGGTAAACTAAATTCTTCAATAGAAGAACTAGAAAATGTTAATAAAGAATATGAAGATGAGATTAAATCATACACTGATGAAGATGCTACAGAAAAACAATTAAAAGAACTAACACAACTACAAGAAGATTTATTTGCCTTTGGAAAAAGAAAAGCAGATTTAATTGAAGATAAACATTATAATACTGTTGTAAGAAATATGTTACAAGATACTGGTATCAAAACCAAGATTATTAAAAGATATCTTCCTGTAATGAATAAACTAATAAATGGGTATCTATCTTCAATGGATTTCTTTATTAATTTTACTATAGATGAAAACTTCAATGAAGTTATTAAATCAAGATATCGTGATGAGTTTAAATATTACTCTTTCAGTGAAGGGGAGAAAATGAGAATTGACTTATCATTGCTGTTCACATGGAGAGCGATTGCTAAAATGAAGAATTCTACAAACACGAATCTTTTACTTCTTGATGAGATATTTGATAGTTCATTAGATACAACTGGAACAGATGATTTTTTAAAGATATTAAACACATTTAAAGATGAGAATGTGTTTGTTATTTCCCATAAAGGTGATGTCCTGTTTGATAAGTTCGCACATATTGTTAAATTTGAGAAAATTCAAAACTTTAGTAAGTTGGTAGATGTAACATGAGAAGGGTGTTGACATTTTAAATAGATATGTTATTATTATTAAGCGGGTATAGTATAACTGGTAAGTACACTATTCGTCCAGAATAGAGGCATGGGTTCGAATCCCATTCACCCGCTCCAAAAATAATTCTTGCCAAATGAAAACTAATGATTACCTTGTAATTAAGATGTTGCCGAAAGGGATATCTTAAACTCGCTTAAAAGGAGATAAAAATTATGACAAGATTAGTTCGATATACAACTAACGAGTTAGATGACCTGTTTAAATTGACACCGTTTTCAGTCGGTTTTGATAGTATGTTTGATAGGTTATTGACAAACACTTACAATACATCTGCGACATATCCACCTTACGATATAGTAAAAGTGGATTCTGGTCATTATGAAATTAGAGTGGCACTTGCTGGATTTACCAAGAAAGGTATCCAAGTCAAATGTGAAGATGGCACTTTGAGTATTGAATCTGTTGAATCTGATTCTAAAGTTGTTGACAAAGAAGAACATTTGGTTCATGGAATTTCCAGTAGGAAATTTAAAAGAGCATTTACTCTTTCAGATGATATGGTGGTAAATGATGCTACATTTAAAGACGGTCTATTGACAGTCAAACTTGAAAAAATCATACCAGATGAAAAGAAACCAAAAACGATAGACATTAAATAATGGTGTTTATATTTTATTATGAGAGGGGATTGTTTTTACAATCCCTTTTTTTATAAAAAATTTTATATTGCC